AGTTTTTGGTCGGGGCTACATTTGCCGGGGGTGTCGCTCCCGTGTCCGTTGTCAATAAGAACTATCATGTTTCAGTTAGTGATGATTTGATGTGTCTGATATTGTTGTAAACTGCTCCAGTATCTTCTGAGCGTCCTTTTCATGCGCACATTCTACGATACGCTTGATGATGTCAGGCAATTCGGCCATGTGGCTCTTACGCCGGGTGGCGTGTTCAAACATACTCTTTGCCTCTACTACAATCAGTCCGACACCAAACAGCACAACTACAAACGGCATGAAGTAGAAACTGAAGAACGCACCGATACAGTCCACAAGAAAGCCTATTAAGATGAATCGCCAATATTCGCACATTTTGGCGATAGTCACTCTCAATTTGTGGGAGTGTACCCGCTGATTGGTTTTCTTTGCCGTGTGTACTCCATCCCAAAGGTCAAGCATAATGGCAACAATTACCAGTATGCACACGGCGAGGAATATGCCGAGGAACAGATAGAATTTGTCAAGTGATAAGATTGATTCCATGATGTGTAATTTTTGGTTTTGCGCAAAGTTACCCATATACAATCCCTGCCACTCTTTAACTTTTGTGATATGATACAAGTACGGCGCAGGAAGCAATCCTGCACCGTCCACTCATTAACAAGATGAAAGTATCAAAATAAGCGATGTGTATAGGTTGTATAGCAGTCCGACCTCAAGCCAAAACACAAAGCGTCTGCGGTCAAACAGAAGTCCTGCCAGTATTGCTGTGATTGCTATGTATGGCACTCCGCTTGTCAGTATGAGCCATGCAAATGCCGACACACCCAGTATTATGGCGGCTCCGCTGTGTACGATGTTTGTCAGTTCCTCGCGGAATGCAGGAGCGGCCGACACAAACAATATGGAAGCGACAATAAAAAAAGCAACAAACTGATAGCTGTCGGGGGTTATGTTCATGAGAGGTACAAGAGCCAATGCCCCTGCTGTGGCTGTGCTGGTCGGGAAGAGCCATTTCGCCTCAGTATGGTAGTAGGTCTCGCTGATCGAACTTGGCAAGCCGACATTAAGAATGTACGCCGTGAGGTACAACGTCATTATGGCGCACGATAACGTCACGCATATAAAGTCTGCAATCATCATAGCGCGTCAGTAAATTTATTCCAGTCTATTTCCGCTTTGGCTTGCCACGCCTGCGCATAGCATTCCTGCGAGAACAGCAGAAGAGCGTCCGTGAAACTCTCAAATTCTTCTACGTCCGTGAACTCATAGAAAGCAGGACTACCATCCGGGTAATCGCCCAGTTTGAATTGCAGAGGAAACATCGCAGTTCCAAGCCTCGGTATCTTTACCGATAGCCCGGTTATGTTGCGCTCTGCTTCCTCATCGTAGCGGACCGGTACTCCCTGCCATGAGAACCCGTTGCGCTTGCGCTCGTCAGCGTCAGCAGACAACTGCGCGTTGATGACTGCCTTTATCTCGCCAAGTGTGGGGCGGTGCTTGAACGTATGGCGATATTCGTATGTGCCTTCGTCCGTTGTCTCATATAGACCGAAGAAAAGCACCCATGTATCGCGTCCTATACGTTGCAGTCCGTCCTGCCGTACGGTTGTGCCATAAATCTTTTCCATATTAATATCAGATTTTTGGCACAAAGATAAGGGCCTGCTCCGCGCAGACCCTTTTAAGTTTAGTGACGTATCACCGAAAAGGCATCAGGTAAACGAGAACTTTTGCTTGTTGCCGTCAAAGATTTCGCTAACGATGGTGGTCTCAAAGGGAAAGCCGTCCTCGATGTCCGAGATTTGGTCAAGGATATTCTTCATCTCTTCGCTCGCGGTGAAGAACTTGCCCCACTCGCCGGTAGCCTTGTCTTTGAAAGAAACAAGGTAGCGATCATCGCCCTGTGATGTGTTCATGCCTACCTCATAATCGTGTATCTCTAACGCTTTGTTTTGGATTGCGCCCAAGCGCATCACTTTTCCGGGAAAGCGTTTCTTCCCGTCTGCAGGAGTGTAGGTCACTCCCAGTTCAGAAAACTTTTTCATACGTTTACCTGTGATTAAGTGAAAAATATACTTACAATCTGCATGGCAAGCCATGCCTTTGAATGAGCCGATGATTTCCTGTCTGCGTTTTCGAGACTTTATCTTTGCCAGTTTACGGGCCGCGTTCTGCTTTGTGCGTCTGCGTATCCGGGCATAGTCTCCGAAATTCACATAGCCGAGTGCGTCCATGCCTGCCGATATGGGCGCAATCCTTTCACTGGACTTTATTGTCAGTCCAAGTTTGGCACTCTCTTCATGTAAGCACTCCCTTAATCTCCATAACTCCTTTTTACTTTCTGCCAGTATAAACGTATCGTCACAAAATCTGAAATAGTAAGCTGCACCGTGTTTCTCTATCATGGCGTGGTCGAGGTCGTTGAGATACAAGTTGCCGAAAAACTGCGATGAGCGTAGCCCTTTGCTGATTCCGATATCGCCGTCGGGGTGCAGGGCTTTCACAAAATTATGCAGTATTGGTAACAGCACTGGGTCTGATATGTACCGTTCTATGACGGCAATCATCCTATCATGGATTATGTTGTCATAGTAACCTTGATAGTCTGTCTGATAGTAGTATTTTAGATTGGGGTTAGCCTTTATCGCATCTTGTATCTCATGGAACAGACCATGCGGCCCGCGCCCTTTGATAGAGGCGGCTGTGCTTTTTATCAATACTGGAGCAAGACGTCTCTCAATAACCTCCATTATGCTATTGCTTCCCATACGTTCTACGACGATCGGAGCTTGGACTATCCTCATTTTCGGACCGTCTTTGGTTGCAAACGATGTCAGTTTGCTTATGCGAAAATCTCCGCTCTCAATTGACTGTTTGAGATACGCCACGATGGCTTCCTTTTGCCGTATATACCGTGCTTGCCTGCGTGTGTACTCGTTGCCGTCTATCACAACACAATCTTTCTTCTCGGCATCGGTGGCCGATTGGCGCAGGTTTTTTATCACGCGGTTGAACGAAGATATGATATTGTTTTCGGCTATTATCTCCGGGATAAGGTTGCATAAAGGATAGTTGACCGAGGGGCAATCCTCGGTCAACTCCATGAATGTTGCTATGTCAGTGACCGCCTTCCGGTCCTGTGGAGAGAGGCATTGCCCCTCTCCACGTTTGGTTATAATGTTCTTCCGGCTTTCCATATTGTTATGCTGTTGCCGAGGCGCAAACCCCTCGGAGAAATGCCTTGCCTGTCTCGCAGGCGTGCAGGGTCGTCCGATTGTTCTAACCATTCAGAATTTGAGCCGACCACCGTAGTTCGTGTTCGAGTTCGATGAAGCGTTGTTCGCGTTCGCATAAGCGAGGCCGCTGTTCGCATTCGCATTGTTGCCCGACCGCAAAACCACACGGCGCGCGAGGTTATCTGCCTTTCAAGGTGCAAAATTACGAAAAATTCTCCGAACTCGACTCGCTTACGCGAGAAAAGGGAGAGGGAGAACCGACCATCGGGAGGTTCTCCCTCTGCGCTTTTCGTGATTCGTGTCCGCTTACGCTATCCGACTATGACGAATTTTCCGCGGAAGGCGAGCCGACCACCGAAGTACGTGTGCGAGTACGAAGAAGCGTAGTACGCGTTCGCATAAGCGAGGCCGCTGTACGCATGCGCATTGTTGCCCGACCGCAAAACCACACGGCCGCGCGAGCCGGGTAGCCAGTGCCCTGCCGCATAGTGGGTCGTATATTTGCTTGTGTCGGTCTGATGAACCTTACTTGCAAGAATGTCACATTTCGCGCCATGAACAACACGCACAACGCAATGACCGCTGCCAGTTACGGTCTGCACAACTCGTTCCGTTTTTGTCACGGGGTCATAGATGTGCGCCTTATAGTCAATCGGGTCGTTGTTATTATTGTCAAGACAGCGGTTCTTATAGAACTCAGCATAGCTTGTCACGTTGCAGGCGATGTAATCCATCCATTCAGAATCACAGCCGACATAGTGTTTAAGACCAAGTATGGAGTTCATGGCATTACCTACATACACAGTATCCGCCATGCCTATGCTGTCTCGAATATTTAGGGTTGCGTCATGTGCGCCGTTACCCACAACTGCTTGCTCATTTGTCGTTCCGGCCAAAGCCCACCAAAGATTGCTGATTTCCTTGTGCTGCTCATAGTCCTGCAACTGGTAGCCGGGGCCACGTCTGCGAGTGCTGTTTTGGAAATCCTTTGCTGTGTAGTTGATTGTTCCGACTGGCGTTTCGGTCGGATTGCCATCCGAATCATACGCCCACTCTGATGACGTTGAAGATGTGCCGTTGCCTTTCTTGGAACGAACTGCACCCGAAAGACTGCGAGGCATCTTCAGTCCGTCAATTGTTATCGGATATGTACCGACAAGGCTGTCGTTTTCGCCTACGGTGTGTTCCGTCCATTCGGGTTCGATCGCTTCAATATGTGCGCTGTCAACTGCCAGGCACATTATGTCACCGATATCGCGGTATGAAGTAAAGTACATCCACTTCGCTCCGCTCGGCACATCGCAGAAGATATAGTTGCCGATGAAGAAATCAAAGTAGGTATGGCTTACCTGCATGATGAATGAACCTACAATCCGTCCGTCTGCGTCAGTGAACACAGCACCGAGGCGTGCGTGGTTCAGTCCGGGCCAGCGTACCTGCTTCATTCCCTCAACGTCCATGCGATAAGCATTGGTGTTGGAAGCAGTGGCGATAATGCTGTCATCTATCATTTCACCTGCTTGTGCTTCATCTGCATATACGCCTGTGTTCTCTGCATAGAGCAGTTCCGATAACATTGCTTTCAAGCTCTTGTTTACGGTTGATAGCGGTTCACCATCAGTGGTAGAATACAAGATGTATTTCTTTTGGTTCTTGTAGTCGTTCACACCCTTATACCAGTGGTGTGGGAGATGGTGGAAGATGTCAAAACCCTCTCCGGCTTGGTCGGCGTTGTCGAAACTCTCACCCGAATTGAGATATCCGAAATCCGTGTCGCTCAACTGAACGCCTTCCATTTGGTTGAGTTTGGGGTTGAATGTACACTTATAGGCGTGCGTACCCTGCTTGATTTTTAGGGTGTGACCGCTTGGAACAAACGCTTTGTTATACTCCGCTCCAGTTTCGTTTTCGGGGTTGCTGTATCTCTCGCAGAAATCTCCGCTGATGATGTCATCAATCTTCAGCATGGAGAACTGGGAGTTGATGAGTGTGAGTTCGGGGAAATAGCGGTCAAGGGTAGTAAGACCTGCATTGCCGTCCACATCATCATCTTCTATCAGTTCCGACAGTATCCAGCGGCCTGTGATACCCGAACACTGACCGCTCTCTTCGTATGCCTTGCCGGTTGCGTCAAGACCTATGGCACCGGTCCTGCGCAACTGACGCAGTACCGACACACTTGCCGTCATGTTGATGTCGGGAATACGCACCTCGCGGATTGCTCCTGCCTGCGCTATGTTCATTACAAGACCCTCTACGTCCACGAAGTCGCACCCCTCTACCCATAGGCGGTTGATGCCATTGACGCTTTCAAGAGTCAGACCGCCGGGATATGTGAGCCTCGGCAGGTTCACAAGTTCCAGTTTCGTGACGCTTGCAGGAAGTGTCAGCGTTTCAATAGGCGCGGTCTGCGCGAGGTCGCAGTTTGTCAGAGGCGTGTTGTTGGCTATGATTGCCTCGATACGCGGACAGCCTTTTGCGTCCACGCTCGTTGCCGTTGTGTTGCTCACGTCAAG